ACTCTCGATTGACGATTTCGCGGCGCAACTGAGCCAGGCCGATCAGCCGGAACAACCCGAAGGGGACTCTGGCCCGGAAGATCAGGATGTGAGCGAGTCGGAAGGTCAAACACCCGAAGGCGAAGAGCCCGAAGTTGAAGCGCAAGCCGAAGACGAAGGCGATGAGCAGGACGAACAACCGGAAGAACCGGAATCGTCTGATGACCGGGTGGTCAAGTGGACGACCGCAAGCGGTGAGGCGTTTGAAGTCACTGAAAAGGAGCTTCAAGCGGGCTACATGCGTACCTCTGACTACACGCAGAAGGCGCAGGCAGTCGCAGAAGAGCGCCGCCAAATCCAGCAGGCGGTGCAATCGCAACTCCAAGAAGTTGAACAACTCGCTGAAGAGCGTGGGCATTTGGGATTGGTGCGGCACGAGTTGCAGCAATACCAGAACGTCAACTGGAAGGCGCTGGCTCAAGAAGACCCAGCCTCATACCAGCATCACCGATTGCGACTGCTTGAGCTGCAAGGCAAAGAGCAATCTTTGATCAGTGATATCACGGTCAAGCGGCAGAAGTTCGCCACACAAGCGCAAGAGCAGCAGCGCTCAAACATGGCAGAGGCAAACGCCAAAGCGATGCAATTGCTCTCCCAACACATCAAGGGCTTCGACTCTGACGCTGGAATCCGTCAGAAGGCCATCACCCGCATGTCAACCGCTGGCCGTGAATACGGCTTCTCGGCGGATGAACTCAGCGCGGTTGTTGATGGCCGCATGTTGCGAGTCCTGAACGACGCGGCCCAGTGGCAGGCGCTCCAAGCGCAAAAGCCCAAGGCCGTCAAGAAGGTGGCGACTGTCCCGAGCAAGGCCCCTGCGGTCAACCGGACGGCGCCAACACGAACCGAACAACTGGTCAAGGGCGTCTTGGCAAAGTCAAACGTGAAGACAAACGACTTCGCCGCAGCCCTGGCCGCTTCCCGAAAAAGGTAAATCATGGCTCAAGCATCCAACTCCTTCGCTACCTTCTCTAGCTCGCGCGTGCGTGAGCAGTTGCAGGACAAAATCTGGAACGTCTCCGTTTCGGAAACCCCCACCCTTGCCCTGATCGGCAAGGAAAAGATTGACGGCGTGTTTGTTGAAACGCTGAACGATTCGTTCGCTGCTGGCGCGTCCAACAAGGTCGAGCAAGGCAATATCCCCACTATCCAGGCAACCACCGATGTGGTCCGCTACGGCAATCGCACGCAGATCAGCGAGAAGTCTGGTTCCGTCACTCGCACCCACGAGCAAGCCCTCAAGGCTGGCGACTCCAGCGAGTACGACAAGCAGGTCGCCAAGAAGATGGTCGAGTGCAAGAAGGACGTTGAATTTGGCGTGCTTCAAAACACCACGGCCATCGCTGCCGCTGCTGGCGTGGCGCCTCAAGCCCGGGGATTCATTGGCTTCTTGGCCACGAACGCCTCGCGCGGTGCCGGTGGCGTTGCCCCATCTGGCGTGACCAACACAGCCCCGACCGATGGCACTCAGCGCGCGTTCACTGAAACGCTGTTGAAGGACACCATGAAGCTGATGTTCGACAACGGCTCGCCGGAAATGGACAGCCTGTATGCGCTGATCCCATCTGCCCAGCGCGCCACATTCGACACCTTCCTGGCCGGTCAGACCCGTTTCGACAAGGCCGAAGACAAGATATTGACGGCAACGCTTGAGGTCTACATTGGCCCATTCGGTCGCGTCAAGGCTGTTAACGCCCGTCACATGCGATCGCGTGAAGTGATCCTGCTCAACAAGGAATATGCAGCCCTCGGCGTCTATAGCCCAATGCGTGACACCGAGCTGGCAAAGCGTGGTGACGCCCGCGAGTTCATGATCAACACTGAATGGACGCTGCTGATGAAGAACGAGAAGGCACACGGCATCGTAGCTGACTTGACCTGATTGGCGGGGCTTAGGCCCCTTTCATTCGCCCCAACTACAGACCCGCTTCGGCGGTTTTTTTCATGGCCGATACAAAGATTCTGCAACGTCTTGACCGTGGCTATAGCTACATTGCGTCAGAGGATGGTGTGACACGCGTGGGCACTGTCGTTGATGTGTCTGATGTGGCCGATGCGGTGAAAGAACGCCGCGCTATGGGCATGACAGAGCAGGTCTTTGGACGCCATGAAGCGTCCATTCCTTTGGAGACGCTTGACGCATGGGCTAAGAAGATCAGCAACGGCGCATTGAATGCGTTTGATGTGGCTGATGACGATGCCCTATTGAATCGTTTTATGGCTGAACACGGCTGCTACAAGGTTCACGGAGGCTGGCAATGAACTACGGCCAACTCAAGACCGCCGTTAACAGCTTTTTGAACCATGGCGCGGCTACATCCAGCGTTGCCACATTCGTGCAACTAGCAGAGGCTGTGATCCGCCGTGATGTGCGCGTGCCAGCGCTTGAATCCAAGGTAACGGGCACGCTTTCTGGTGGTGTTTTGACGCTGCCTGACGACTTCCTAGAGGCTCGCCGGTTAGTGGTTTCGGGCTACCCGTGCGACTACGTTTCAGCCGACGCCTACCAAGTGTTCGAGACAGACGGCGCCACCTATCGCAAGTTCACGCGCATAGGCAACACGATGCAAGTGCTGGGAGGTGGATCTGGCGCTTACTCGCTGCTGTACTCAGGTGCATTTGATGCGCTGTCCAGCGATGCTGATACGAATTGGCTGCTGACAAATGCGGCGGATGTGTACCTGTTCAAAGCGCTGACCTACGCGGCAGCATTCGTCAAGGATGCAGTGGCGGCGCAGGGGTACGAGGCGCTTTACCAAGCAGCGAAAGATGCGGTGAACCTCAAGGCTGAACTTGACCGATATAGCGGATCACCATTGAGCATGAATGTAGGTTCTCCCGCATGATCCCACTGATTGGCTTTTCCCCTGATGCTGAACCAACTACGCCAGGTTGCATCCTTGATGCGTCGAACATCATTCCCTATGAAGCTGGAATGAAGGCCGCGCCAAGTGCTGCGGCTGTGGCGCTGGGTGCGTTGGCTACCGAGTGCAAGGGTTCGGCTGTCGTTCGCCAGTTATCGGGGGGCTCTCGATTCTTCGCTGCGACTGCCTCAAACCTCTATGAAGCGTCTGGTGCTTCGTGGTCGTCGGTTGGGTCTGCTTACGCGCTTGGTACTGATGACCGCTGGTCATTCGCAGGCTACGGTGATGCGGTTCTAGCCTCTAATCCATCGACAAAAATTCAGCGATCAGTTGGCGGTGCATTTTCTGTCATCGCATCAGCTCCCAAGGCAAAGATTCTGGTGTCAGTGAAGGGCTTCGTGCTTGCCTTTGCGACCAATGAGGCGACTTATGGCGACAGCCCTGATCGTTGGTGGTGTTCGGCTTTGTACAACGAAACAGACTGGACGCCATCGCTCTCAACGCAATGCACGAACGGCAGGCTCACGGATGGGTCTGGTGGGTTCACTGCTGCGGTACGCTTTGGTGATCAGGTGGTGGCCTATAAAAACAGGTCCATGCACCTTGGCCACTATGCGGGAACGCCATCCGTATGGGATTGGGCCGTTGTATCGTTTGATGTCGGATGTATTGGGCCTGATGCTGCGGCAGACACATCTATTGGGCACATCTTTGTAGGATCCGACAATATCTATCACTTCGACGGCACACGCCCCGTGAGCATTGCTACTGGGGTCGTTCGTCAATGGTGGATTGACAACTCATCGGCTGAGTTTCGCTACCGGACTAAGCTGCTATGGGACCGGGACAACTCTCTGGTGTGGATGTTTTTCCCGTCTTCCGGATCGTCTGGCACTTGCGATGATTGTTTAGTGTTCCATGTCTCCACCCAACAATGGGGCCGCGTGGGTCTGGCTGTTGAAGCTGTGGTTAACTATGTCAGCCCCTCGATCACGTATGACGGCGGATCAAGCCTGATCACGACCTATGACTCTAGCCCAGCTATAGCGTTTGATTCGCCTTTCTGGTTATCCCAGAAAGGCAACCCGGCCATTTTCAGCGCAACTCATACGATCAAGACGCTAACGGGAATCCCTGGAGCCTGGTGGTTTGAGACGGGCGATTATGGAGACGAAACGCAGTGGTCTTACTGCTCCGACCTGCGGTTGCGCTTTGCTCAAAAGCCAGCCTCTACCACTTGCACCTCAAAGACTAAAGAGACAAGCGGCGATGTGCTGACGACTGCTGCCACGGTAAGCCATGACGGTTCAAAGTTCCCGCTGCGTCAGACCGCGCGATTTCATCGGTTCCGCGTCGATGGGTCTGGGGCTGCAAAGTTTTCAGCGATCCAGCCAACAACAATTGATGCTGGGTCGAGATGAAAAATATGCCCCCTCACATTCAGCGCAAGCGCTCAAAGCTAATTGACTCTGTGTTTATGTGGGTGACGCGCAATGTACCAGCTCGCCCCAATGAGCCAAGCGAGCCTTGGCAGTGGCGTGCAGTTGCGCACAGGGAATCGAAGCGATGAGACTGCCAGAAGAACCGCGCTTGCCTCCCGAGCTTCCCCGCTTGGTGCTGCGCCTTACTGATGTGCTGCGCGACATTACCCGTGCCATCAACTCGATTGCAGACCAAAGCACAAGCACAGCAGTGGCTGACCTGATCGGTACAGCGCTTTCGATGACCATCACGCCAAAGGCCCCAACAGCAACCGAGACGCCTGGCGCCTTGAACCTGTTGGCCCGCGATGCTGTTGGTGCTGGTATCAATGGTGCGGATGTGAATGTCACGGCGGGAAATGGTGAGTCTGGCGGGGCAATCAACGTCAATTCTGGGCAAGGCGGTGTAACTGGCGGGCGCATCACGATGCAAACCGGCCTGGCTGCAACTTCTGCGCTTGAGCTTGCAGACGATGGGGCAAGTGCGCTGATTGGGCTGTATGGAGCGCCGCCAGTGGCTCGCGCAACAACAGCAGTAGCGGCAGCAACATTCGTTGCCAACGCTGGAACGGCAGTCAACAGCTCAAGCACCTTCGACGGCTACACGATTGGCAAAGTTGTGAAGGCGCTGCGCAATGTTGGGGTGCTCGCCTGATGCTTCTAAAGACAGTCCCGCACACGCATATAGACCGAGCCTGGCGCGATGGGGCTCATAAGTTGGAAGAAGCCTGCGAGACAAGCGGAGGCGATATCACTGGCGATCAGTTGCGAATGATCCTAGCCAGGGGAGAGCGCACTTTGCTTGCCATGACGCGCGGTGATTCGGTCGATGGCTGGGGTGTTGTCCAAGTGGATCAACTACCTAACAAGCGGGTCTTGTTCGTCACCGATATGTATGCCCCAGGCGCGGTGTTTGAAGAGTTCTTTGCTGAGCTAAAGAAGTTCGCAGAGGCCAATGGTTGCAGCGTTATCAGATGTGCCGCCCAGCCTGTTCAAGCGCGGCTTTACCAGATCAAAGTTGGCTTCAGGCCAGTTCGCCAAATTTTGGAGGTGGAAGTATGAACAAACGCCAGTTGTATGCCTTTGGTGAGCCACTCGGCTCATGTGTCACGCGCAAAGAGGGTGGTCGCATCATCTACGGTGGCGGCGGCGATTCATATTCATCGTCAACACCTCAAGTTGCAGAAGACCTCAAGCCATTGGCTGCGCTCTACACGCAGCAATCAACGGACCTCGCCAATACGCCTTGGCAGTCCTACACAGGTCAGCGATATACAGGCTTGAACGATACTCAGCAAGGCGCATTGCAGGACATCACAAACCGAGCAAATAACGGTAGCCCAGTGATGGACCAGGCCAATAGCACGCTAACAAGCATGCTGCAAGGCGGGCAGACGAATCCTTACCTTGACTCAATGGTCAAGAAGGCGCAGGACTCTGTATCAAGCCAATGGAACACGATGACCAAGCCTCAGCTTGAGTCAAGCATGGTCAATAGCGGGTCTTTCGGCAACTCTGGCCAGCAGCAAATGGAAGGCGTGCAGCAAAAGGCCGCGACTCAGCAGATGAGTGACATTGCTACGCAGATGTACGGCAACGCCTACAACACCGATCAAGCTAACAAGGTTTCTGCGCTTGGTATGGCTCAAAGCTATGGCAATCAAGCCTACACAGATGCCGCCCAAAAGTTGCAAGCAGGCACAACCCAGCAAAACGCCGATCAGCAGAACAACGACTTCGCCTATCAGCAGTTCCAGGACCAGCAAAACAACCCTTACAAAAAGCTGCAAACAATCGGCGGGGTTGTGGGGCAGTCTACGGGTGCGAACACTTCACAGAGTTCGGGAAAATGAGTCTGGTCGAAATCTCTGGCGAGTTGGTCACTGTAGAGGTGGCCCGCGCCTTGATCATGCGCGCTCAAGCCAAGTGCTTTGCCGCCCCTGATGAGATCCGAATGAAAGAGTCGCCACCTGTAAAGCACTGGTTTGCGCCTGGCATCTATTGCCGCCAGATCAACTTACAAGCCGGGTCTACGGTCATTGGCCGTATTCATCGACATGAGCATATGAACATCATTAGCGCGGGTGATGTGACGGTGTTCACCGAGTTCGGCATTCAGGAATTGAAGGCCGGTGACTCGTTCACATCGAAGCCAGGTACGAAGCGCGTTGTTGCTGTCCATCAAGACACGATCTGGACCACGATCCACCCCAATCCCGATAACTGCACAGATGTGCATCAATTGGAAGAGCGCTACACGGCTGCGGAATATTCAGAACTGGGCATGACGGTTGCTGATTTGGAGTTGTTGACATGACCTATTGGATGATCGGTATTGGAACCGTTGCAGGCGCTGCGATGGACCGAAAACACCCCTGGCGCGGCGCTCTGATGGGTGCGGCTGCTGGCGCTACAGGCGGCGCAGCTTTGGGCGGCGGTGCGGCGGCTGGTGGGGCTGCTGCTGCCGGTGAGGGTGCGGCAGCAGGGGCAGCAGGCACAGGCGCCGCTGCTGGATCTGGCGCTGCTGCGGGAACTACAGCAGGCGCTACAGGCGCAGGCATGACCACTGCGGGCGCTGGCGCTACAGGATCGGGCATGGTGGCCACTGGTGAGGGCGCAGGCTACACGCTGGGTAGCACTGGCGCTGGATCAGCCGCGGGGTCTGGCATGACGGCTGGCGCTGGCGCTACCACTGGCAGCACCTCCACAGCGTCGGGCCAGGGCGGGTTACTCGCTACTTATGGCAAGTATGGAAGCGCAGCAAGCAGCGGGGCTCAAGCGGGTATGCAGGACAGTCAAAGCGACCCGCAGGCTGCGCCAGTTGCCCAAGTGCAGCAACGTCCTGGCCCTGATGCTACTGGCTTGCTTGCAGCTCAGTCGCAAGAAGATCAGTCTATCGCGGCGCAACAAGAGGCGAAGCGCCAGCAACAGCAACAATGGCTCCAGGGCCTGCTCGGAGGTAGTTATGGCCGGTCTGCTTGACGATCAAGGGCAAGGTGGCTTACTGTCGTTCCTGTCTACCCCGGTGGGGCAGGGCCTTTTGTCTGCTGGCCTGGCTGGCCTGGCTGGCGCTGGCAAGCAAAGGCCGTGGAACTTGGCGGGTAGTGCTGGCTTGGCTGGCATGCAGGGCTTTACGAATGCTCAGGACCAGCAGCAGCAAGCAGCCTTCAACAAGACGCGCCAAAAGCTGCTTGACAGTCAAGTGACTGAAAACGACCTGCAAGCGAAGATCCGCCAGCAAGGCATGGATCAGCAGCAGGCGCAGCGCAACTATCTGGGCGGTATCGGTAAGGTGACAAGCCCGCGCCTTGATGCGCAGCCTAACAAGTTCGACCCACTTTCCGCCCTGTCTCTTGGCATGTCTCCTGAGATGGTGAAAACGGTTGCAGAGGCACCTAATCTGGGCCGCTCAGAGGTTGCCCGCACCTTGGAAGGACAAGACGCGCAAGGCAATAAGGTCACATATCAATTTGATAAGTACGGGCGACCTGTTGGCGATGGCGTGCAGGGTTACACGGCCCCGGTTCAAGTTGACCTTGGCGGGCGCGTGCAGTTTGTGCGCCCTGAGGCTGGTGTTTTGCTGGGCAAGACGATGACGCCAGGTGAGTCTGCGTCTAACGCCGTGGCTCGCGGCAATTTGGCGGTGTCTCAGCAGCGTTTGGCGCTGGATCAAAACAAGCCTGAGTTTAAAGATGGGCAATGGGTCGTCGCGCCTCGCGACATGAGGCCCGGCGAGTCGCGTCAAGCTGTTGCCCCAGGAGCGAAGCCATTGACCGATGCGCAGGCTAAGGCGTATTTGTTTGGAACCCGCATGCAAGAGTCCGACAAGTTGCTTGGACAATTGGCCGCTGGCGGCACTGACCGCCGAGGCAATATCAAAGCCACCCTTGAGTCGGTTCCTCTGATTGGCGATGGGTTGGGGACTTTGGCTAACGGCACTCAAAGCGATAGCCAGCAGAAGGTCGAGCAAGCGCAACGTGACTTCTTGAATGCAGTGCTTCGTCGTGAATCTGGCGCGGCTATCGCACCATCAGAATTTGATAGTGCAGCCAAGCAGTATTTCCCACAGCCATTCGACTCGGCGGCGGTGAAGGAGCAAAAGGCTCGCAACCGACAGTTGGCAGTGCAGGGAATCATGGCTGAGGTGCCTGGTGGGCAAGCGTCTGCAAGTACAGCCCAACCAAAAGCATCGCAAACCCCCCAACAAGGCGCAGTGGTTGATGGCTACGTGTTCCGTGGCGGCAACCCATCAGACCCCCACAACTGGGCAAAGGTGAAGTGATGGCAGGGCCTTGGGAGCAATACGGTCAATCAGATGGCCCATGGAAAAAGTACGCTGAAGCATCGCCGCCAGCACAGGTGCCTGAAGCCCACCTGATGGATCAGGTGAAGCAGCAAGCGGGCAATGCGTTGGGAGGCTTGGTCCGGGGTGCTGGCTCAATCGGCGCAACCATCCTTTGGCCCGTTGACAAGGCCACTGACATGATCAAGGGTGACCGCGCCCTTGGCTTGACAAGCCTTGTTACCGGCAAGGCTCCGCTGTCTCGAAACGAGGAGCGCCGCATTGCAATGGATGAGGGCCTTCGTTCGCTGGGCGCTGATCCTGAGTCGCTGGCGTTCAAGGTTGGCAAGTTTGGCGGCGAGGTGGCTGGTACGGCTGGCACTGGTGGCGCTCTAGCAAAAGGCGCACAAGCGATCGGCGCAGCTCCGACCGTCGTGAGCGCCCTTTCGTCAGGTGGCTTGTCTGGTGGCGGCAACATGCTGACACGCATCGGAGCGGGCGCAACATCCGGCGCAGTGTCATCCGGATTGGTCAACCCTCAGGACGCCATGAGTGGCGCGGTTCTTGGTAGCCTGCTCCCGCCTGGTGTTAAGGCT